TTCCACTTTTTTTTAATAGGGAATAACTTCTGGTATTTCTATGGTCAAGACCTTAGTTTTCGCGGTGGGATTATCCGTTGCAAAAAGGTTGATGTCCTCTAAAAAACACGGAACTATGGAACTACTAAAGAAATAAGTAAAATAATATATAATATAATATAATAAGAACTTTAGTATCTCTTTAAAATACAATCACTTAGGTTTACTTTACATAAAACAATATGTCCAGTTCCAGTCCTATAGGTAAAGTTAACCCCTATATGAACTGTGAACTGGGGTCAAACCTTAATTAAAACAATGAGTTATCTGTATCGCATACGATACACTAAAAGCTACTATAAGTTCAATCCTATATACAACACCAGTTCCCCAACGGAGAAAGACACTAAGTGAAGCGAAGGTTCGCCATAGCGTTTTTTTAGTAGTACGATTTATATTACAATATGTACAGTAAGTAGGTTCAGCGTACCAAACTGGGTCTAACTATGTATTTATCGCTATGCGTTATGGACTACTATGTATTAGCTAACCCCCCGTTTTTACCAGTAGCAAATAGTTTTATATGATAGTGGAATTTAGATAATAACGAAATAGCCAAAGGATATCCGATAAGCGTGGGGTAGCCTTTCATATGATAGTGAAATTTAAATAATGAAGAAAAACAAAAGTTGACGGCACAGGATAGTATATAGCCTTTCATATGAGAGTGAGATTTAGATAGTGAGAGAAAACTTAGAATGGTGAAATACCCTGCCATTAGGCATTTTTTCTCAAATCAAATAAAAAACATTAATTACATACTTAACTGGACATATTATATGTAAAGTAGTATAATAGTCATAATGGTAGAAATATATCTAAATTATATAACTATTGTTAAACTATTAACTGTATCGCATACGATACACTAACTATGAGGAAAAAATTATGAAAGTAAAAGCATTTGATACACACAATATGGGAGATATTTGGGACTTGGATTTAAGTTCTAATGATGTATCAGCAATACTAGCAATTATGCAGATGTTAGCTGAAGAGTGTAACTGGAGTTGGGAGTCGGAAAGAGATATGGACTATGACAAACCAGAGTATGCAAAATATTATAAGTTCAAAGAAGAACTTCAAAACCACTATCCAGATGTAGACTTTGAGAAGTTTGACCTTATGGCTCTACTATGGAAATTCAAATATAACTAAACAACAGGAGTAAAAATTATGAAAGTAGCAAACAAAAACGCAAGTCAATATGTTGACGAACTAAAAACATTTCAAGGCAGTAATACCTTTGCCGAAGAACACACCGATAATCTATATGTTGTCTATAGTTATGGCTATCACTTCCCAATGTATATCTACGACAAACAAGCTGGAATGTGGATAGGGAATGAAGAAAGCTATTCAGTATCAACATCAAAACACCAAAACCAATGTAGACCTAGTGAAAGTGTTGAGTGTTGGTTACATACCAATGAGATGAAAGAGTTTATAAGATGTGGTGGAATGGTTGAGTATATGATATGTAATGCAAACCAAGAAGTCGCCTTTCTTAATAATGACTAAATAACTGTATCGCATACGATACACTAACTATGAGGGAAAAACTATGGGTAATGTAATAAACATAAATAAAAAGAAAGTCAGAGAGGAAAGATGTTATATCTATGACAAAATGCTACAGGAAGATTTTACTATGCCTAAAGCAAAAGCTGAGGAATGGATTCACGATAATCTTGAGGACTTAATTCACGGAAGATATAACCTTGTTGGTGTATGTCTTATGACACACGAACAAGTACAAGAATATACTCAGTTACACGATAAAGAGGAGTAAAAACTATGACTAAATCAATGAAGCCAATCTGTGCTGACTGTGGCTCACACTATAGTAAAAAACGACTAATGGCAGGGTACGATACCTGCCTGAACTGTGGCGAAGAACAAGCACTACAAGTAAAGCATACGATTGTACCTATGCACAAATCAAACTATGTCGTGGTCAGCGACAAATCACTACTGAAAGGTATCAATAACAAGGGGGGATTTCACAAATGAAAGTTAAAGACTTAATAGCAATATTAGAAAACTCACACGAGCCAGATGATGAATTAATATTTTATCATTTAGAAAACTCACAGCTAACAGAATGTCAAGTAGAAACTATACTAGATGTTGATGATAGGTGCGAGATAACAATAGAAAAATTAGACGAGGAGAAGAATGATGAATGATAAAGAAAAACTAGACTTGCCAGACGGGTGGACTTGTATCTCGTGTGGAGATGAATACCTAGAAGATACGACAGGTAAAGAAGTAGCAAACTATGACGAGGGTACATTGTGCCTAAAATGTGAACAGGAGAGTGAAGATGAGTAACGATATAAATACTGCAATTAAATACGATATTGTAGATAACCTAGCGAATATGTCAGTTGATGAATTCTGTAACCTATGTGAAAAACATAATATTAAAGATATAGTACCAGATATTGATAGTGCTATTGATGAACTAGCTCAAACTATTTTTGATGAGAGGGGGGATTACCATAATGCTGAATAAATTTATATTATTTTTAAAGCTAACGATACTTATACTCATACCTTTATGCCTACTTACTATTATGGCTTATATTGGTTATCTATGGAAAGTGGGGGGGTGTAATGGGTTATCGTAGTGAAGTTACTATTGCTATACAGACAGATAACATTGAGCCAGAAGATGTCAAGGGTTGGCATATGTTTATTGCTGAACTCAAAGCTAATCCTAAATGTGATATAGCTATGAGAGAAATAGAAAGTGGTCAATACCTAGATAATGGGGGTATTGATATGAAAAACTGTTGTCTGTATGTAGATTTTTCAGATATTAAATGGTATGACACCAACAAAAATATACAAAGCTACCGAGCTATTATGGAAATAGCAGAGAATTGGTGTAATGAAGACCGACAGGATACTCAGCTAACCCCAATGTCTATGGCTTTCTTGCGAGTAGGCGAAGAGAGTACCGACACAGAGGAAGAGTTTTATGGCGATTTCGCTACTGAAATAGGTTATATATCTAGACCTACGATAGAGCTTGAGGATATGAGATTTAAAGAAAACGAGTTATAAACTAAATAACTGTATCGCATACGATACACTAACTATGAGGAAAAAACTATGATGATGATGTTTGTAATAGGGTTTGCATTAGGGTTGATAGTAACAGCTATCGGATTACTAATGATACTGCAATACCAAGATAAGCAAGACTTAAAAAATAGAACAGGCATATATGCCTCAACCACTAAGGAGTAAAAACTATGCAACAGAGAGTAACCATAAAAGAGTTAGAAACTCTTATCACTACGATAGGAGAAACTCTAACACCAATCATACAGAGTGAGGCAGGGTGTGGTAAGACTAGCCTACTCAAAGCGATTGAGAAAAAAGAGGGCGACAAGTACGAATACATCTATGTAGATTGCCCTGTCAAAGATATGTCAGATATTGCTATGACTATCCCTAACCACGATACCAAAACATTAGAGAACTATGTCGGCTCATTGTTTAAACTTGATAGTCCTAAACCTAAAGTTATCTTACTAGATGAGTTTATGAAGTCGCCAAAGCTACTGCAAGTTATCTTTACTAGACTTATGCTAGAAAGAACTGTGGGCGATACACCTCTACCAGAGGGAAGTATTGTATTTGGTACATCAAACAATCAAGCTGATGGCTTGGGCGACACTATGTTAGCCCACGCAGGTAACAGAGTGTGTATCTTGGAAATGGAAAAACCACAAGTGGAAGATTGGCTTGTATGGGCGACTGAAAATGGAGTAAGTCCTTTGATACGAGCCTTTGTACATACCTTTCCTAGATGTCTTGCGAGTTACAGGGATAGTGGGCAAGAAGATAATCCATACATCTTCAATCCAAAGAAACCAATACTATCCTTTGTCAGTCCTCGTTCACTTGAGAAAGCTAGTGTGATTGTAGATAACCGAGATAAGCTAGGCGACAATGCAACCCAAGTGGCATTGAGTGGTACGATTGGTGCAAGTGCAAGTGCTGATATGTCAGCATTCTTACGACTTGAGAAAGAACTACCAACCTTTGAAGATATACTTAAAGAGCCAGAGAAAGCTAATATGCCAGATAGTATCTCAGCACAGTTGATGTTGATGTTCCAAGCTGTAGATAAAATCAAACAGCAAAGCGACCTAACTGCCTTTATGAAATACATCAAGCGAATAAGTAGTAGTGAGATACAAGCTATCTTCTTTACTATGCTGATGAGAAATAGTAAGTCAGTCAAGATTGCTAGGGGTAACAAGGAGATTTCAGATTGGGCAGTAGAGAACTTTAACATTATGTAATTTAAACTGTATCGCATACGATACACTAACTATAGGAGAAATACTATGACGACACACCGACTATCCTCAGAGGATAGAATTAAAAAAGCTCATATTGCTTTGATGAAACACCCAGAAACTGCTCTATATAGTGGAGTGATGATGTTGGGTAAGTCAGAAGTGATTGATGATTGTCCTACTGCCAAGACTGACGGCATAAATAAATACTATGGTAGAAAGTTTATTGAGGCACTATCAGACAAAGAGTTACGAGCATTGATATTACACGAGAATTTGCATATAGCACTTAATCATATGGGGAGATTTCGTAAAGAGTTTAAGAAAAATGCTCATCATATGAATATATGTGCAGACTATGTGGTCAATGATGTTGTTATACACTTGGAAGATAAGGAGTTGTGCCAACTGCCAGAGGGTGCATTGTATGAGAAGAAGTATCATAATTGGTCAGTCAACGAGATACTCAAAGACCTAGCTGAACAAGAGCAATCGCAAAATGGCGACAACGGACAATCAGCTACTGACGGCTTAACTCCTCTTGATGAACACGATTTTGAAAGTGGTAAGTCTATGACACCACAGGAACAGCAAGAAATGACTAAGAAGATTGAGAATGCTTTGAAAGAGGGAAGTATACTCGCAGGAAAAATTGGTGCGAAGATACCACGAGCCATTGATGAACTCTTTGAGCCAAAGATTAATTGGCGAGAAATGATGAGAGAATTTATATCATCAACCTGTAGGGGTAATGATGAGTTTACTTGGCGAAAGTTTAACAAGCGAATGTTACCTAATGACTTGTACCTACCCTCTATGGAAAATGAAAGTGTGGGCGAGTTGGTTATCGCTTGTGATACATCTGGAAGTATCAGTCAGCACGACTTAACAATATTTGCAACCGAACTACAAGCGATATGTAGCACCATAACCCCAGACCAAATACGATTACTATGGTGGGATAGTGAGGTATGTAGTGAGCAGATATTTAGTCCAGAGCATTACCAAGATATAAGTAAGGTACTTAAAGTTGCAGGGGGCGGTGGCACTTACCTTTCTTGTGTGAGTGAATACATCACAAAGGAACGAATAAATGCTGACGCAATTATTGTGTTTACTGACGGCTATGTTGAACAAGATATCCAATGGAATCTATCAGCACCAACCCTACACATTGTAAATGGCAATAGGAACTTTAAGGGTACAGTGGGGAGTAGAGTAGTTCAGTATGAGAGAGATTAATTTAAACTATAATAGGAGTAAAAACTATGAGGCTAAAAGAAAGTAATGTAACGACTGAAAGTTACGAATTGCAACAACCAGAACACATTGTGTCATTGGCTACATCAAGTATGCTAGTGTCAGTTGATGTGAATGTGTGGACTGCAACCAAGCAAGACAGGGGTATATCAGATGAAGTAACCACTATGAAAAAAGCAGAGTTAGGTACAGGTAAGTTTACCAAGTATCTCTTTGCTAAGAATCCTAAACACCATAGGATTGTTAAGTTACGACAGTTGATACATAAATGGCTTAAGCATTCTACCTACAGGTGGAACAATGCTCAAGACTTATTACCTACAGTTGACCTTGAGAAATTCAAGGAAGAGTATGAGAAATATGAGAGTGAGTTTAATACAGCAGTAGAGGACTTTCTTAAGAACTATCAAACTCTTGTAAGTGATGAGGCATTCAGACAAGGCGATATGTTTGATAAGAATGACTATCCAAGTGTTGAAGAGTTACAAAGTAAATTCAATATGCGATTGTATGTTGCAGAAGTACCAAGCCACGATTTCAGATGTCAAGTAGCACAAGATACAGCAGATGATTTGAGAGTTGAGTATCAGCAACAGGCAGATGACATTGTGCATAGTGTAATTGATACACAAGTCAATCGTGTAGTTGATGTAATGAAAAGTATTTCACATTGTTGTGGAGTGATTGAGAGTAAAGACAAAGAGGGTAATCCTGTCTTTAAGAAACGAGCTATCTATGATACTACTTTTCAACGAGCAAAGGCATTGGTAAATACTATCAAGAACTTTAAACCAATAGACAACGACCAAAGTGATAAGTTGCAGAGTGCAGTTGACGACTTGGAGAAAGTAATTGGTGGAGTATCTACTGACTTACTGAGGGATAGTGATAGTACCAGAGCAGAAGTTAAGCAAGGTATTGACGATATACTATCTAAGTTTAATTAGGTAGTGTATCGCATACGATACATTTTTAAGAGGTACTTGGATAAGCAAAACTTTTTTTAAGTGCCTTAAATCGCAAACTATGAGGTCAAAATTATGGAAAAACAAAAGAAATACAGAGTATATATCCAACAGCACTATAAACCGATTGAAATTATGGCTTATAGTAAAGATGAGGCAGAACACAAAGTACAGAATGATTGTACTTGGGGAGAGCCGATTGAGGTTGAAATTATAGCAATTAGAAGTTTTGATAGTAAACCAATAAACACCAAAAACAAATAGGAGTAAAAACTATGAAAAATTATATAGAAAACAGTATGTACATTGCAGAGCTAGAGCAGAGTTTGAGCCAGAGTAAAGTTTTGCCTCTGGTAAAAGACTTATGCTATAAGTATGACCTGCGTGTAAGTCAAAGGTTAATGATATCAAGACTTAAGTTTGATAGAATTTGGCATAAAGAGTATACGAAATTAAAAAACTACGATAAAGTTAATGATATTAATTACAATCCAAAAACTGATGATGAAGTTACTAAGAGAGAGCAACAGCAGTCAGAACAACCACGAGAATATGAAGAGGCATTTCTAATGAACTACAAAGGCATACCTCAAGCTGTTGTGTATGTTGACCACGAAGATAACTTTGGTTTTCAAGTTAGTTATACCATTAAAGACAGAGGTAGCGATACTTGGGATAGGCACACTATTAAATCTAAGAAAGTATCGCAAGTCCTTAAAACATTAAGGCGAAAGAAGTGGCAACCATTAGGAAATCGTGAGGCTTACGGGGGTTTAAAACTTGATACTAAAGATATGGTAATGGAATATTCTGTTGATAATATCAATTTAGCTCGAGCTATATCAAACTATGATACTGCGAAAAGCGATTTAACTTATGATAACAAAAACAAACTTGCAGAGGTCTTAGAGAGTTTGTATGGTAGTAAAAAAGATATATCTCATAATACCAATGAACATTTTAAAAATAAAATGAAAGATATTGATGATAGACGAGATACTATTCAATCTGTTTATAAAGAAGTTAGGTCAGAACTTGATAACAAGTTTACTGCGATTGGTATATGTAGAGGTGGTGGTTGGATAGTTGGCGATGTTAAGGAACACGAGGGAGAATTTAAATTAGAGAATGGCGACACAGTTCATTGGCAAAGAGATAATAATGATTTAGATAAGTTTGGAATAAAGTTTAACAATTTGATAATCCACAATACTCAAATGGTGCGTAACCTAGAGCAGTTAGATTTCTTTGATAGTTTAAAACCTATACTCACTATGCTTAAAGTTAGACTAGAAGATTGGGTTAATAAAAATGATAGACACGAAATTATAAGAGATTACTTTAAGCACAAAGACAATTCTTACCACAATAATGGTAGTAGGTGGATTGAAGATTTGGGTTGTTACTATGAAGAAAATCATCTTTTTGGTGTTGATGGAAATCCCTTTTCAATTAAATGGTTGCTAATGGCAAAACCTAAATAACTTATAGGAGTAAAAACTATGATAGCAAAGATAAGAAAAAATGATATATGCCGAGATTTGTTAATTAAAAGAAAACATAAGGGCGAACTGAATGCAGAGATACTTACCAAATTTAGAATATATGCAAAGAAAAAGAAAGCTCAGTTGTTTGAAGAGGGTTATGAAAATGATGACCACGAGTATTGGCTACGACATTACTGTCGTAGTTGGTTATGTGATAAGAAACCCTCTCGTATAAAAGCAAGTAATAAATATAGAAGAAATTGTTCAGCACATAAGAAAAAAGCTAAGATTAGTAAATATAAAAGAATGAACTTAAATACTTGGGGTTTTACTGAGGCTATGTGGAATAATTTTGCTTTAGCTGATATGAGAAGAAGACACCCTAGACGAGTGATGTGGAAAACTCGTAAGGAACTTTACGAATGGATTGTTAAGCAATTAAAAATACAAAACAATCGTTCTGCTTATCGTAACAAAAGAGGTGTTTATCCTAAAATGACAATGATAAGAGACGGAAACTTAACACCTAATCAAAACTTTTTAATTAAACCTAACCTAAGTATTGACCGAATATTACCACACAGACATTATGTAAAGGGTAATGTAGTCTTATGTCAACGACAACAAAACAAAGATAAAAATGCAATACACTTATATCAAGCAGAAGATGTTGTTAGGCTACAAAAAAAAGCTACAAAAACTTTTGCTAGAAAATAGAAAAAGAGTTATGATTGTTCTCTATGAGAACAGATGAAATAATCTACAGTCCATATCCATTTCAAGATAACTATATGGTACTTCTTGAAATGGATAATGTATCGCATACGATACACTTTTCCCCACAATATAATTTATATATTGGCAACAACACTAAAAGAATCTTTTCACCTTCCTCGCTTCCCAGTTTTATTCAATCAAAGTTAGCTATGATTAACTCTATTGCTAAAGAAAAATGGAATGCTTTTTTTGATAGTAATTCTTTTTATGAATTAGATTGCTACACTCATCATAGATACATTAAAAATAACCCAGAATTTAAACACATAGGTTGGCAAGTTTCTGATAGTATATATGTCATAGTCTTAAATGAAGACGAACTGACACAGCTAAAAGGAACTACTGTTGACACCAGAAAAGAAAGTCAAAGAGAAAGTCAAGAAAATACTCAAAGAACTTAGTTGTTACTATTGTATGCCCTCTACAGGTGGCTATGGCTCAAGTGGAGTGCCAGATATTATTGCCTGTTATCAAGGCAGGTTTATCGGTATTGAGTGCAAAGCTAATGGTAACAAACCCACCGACTTACAACAAAAAAATCTTATTGACATTTTAAATTCACTAGGACAATCATTAGTGATTGACGAGAATAATATAGATATGCTAAAGTTATTTATTCAAACAAACGAAAGCAACATTAATAAAAACTAATATGACTTATGAGAGTAAAAAACCTACAACCTTAAATGATATTATAAAGCCAAATCGTAATTCTTCTGTCTACGATAGTTTAAATACAGAAGAAAGACTTAAATATCTAACTATCTATGTGCGACAAAATAAACAACTTAGTCCTCATCAACACGAGGCAGTAATTGAAATGACTGATAAAGAATTTCTCTCAGAGCATTGAGAACTGGTTATGGTAGGCGACTTGGACAGTGAGGACTTGGATAAAGAGAAAAATACAGATGTCAAAAACACCAATACCTAATGTTCCACAGCCAAAAAGAGACGCTAGTGGAAAAGTAAGAAGGCTAAGAAAATCAGTTTCTCACGGAACTTTTAGATGTAAAAGAAAACCAAATAGTCCGAGATGTAAAAATGCCTAGAGGAACATCATATACGCCAGAACAGCTCAATACCATAGTAGAAAGAGTACAACAGCACAAAACAGAAAACCTGAAGGCTACACGTGCTAGTCTTGCAAGGTACGCAGGGGTTAGTGTATCAGTATTGCAACGATTAGAAAAACAAGGCAAACTAGAACTTCCAAAGCCTATAACTAGACAACAACAAAGAAAAAGAGTAATTGATTGGTCTAAAACATTAGGAAGATTAAATGATAGACGAGGTGGATAAAGCTAACGAACAATTAGAGAAAAGTATAGAAGTTACATTAAAAAATATTGACACTACTATACCAAAGAATACTACAGGTAAATGTATTTCGTGTGGACAATTCGTTGAAGATGAGAGACGATGGTGTAATGCAGAGTGTAGAGACAACTATGAAAAAAATCAATAAAAAAGATGTATGTAATAAGTGTGGAGAAAAAGGGAGATTCCTTGATAGAGGCACTTGGTGGTGTGCATGGGAAAATAAAGGGGGAGCTTGTAATTTAGTTGGTAGGTGTAAAAACGAAAAAAGAGAGAGAAACTATGCAGTTAGTAACGATTGATTTTGAAACATTTTATGATGTTGGTTATGGGCTTAACAAACTCACTACCGAAGAATACATAAAAGACCCTCGTTTTCAGGTTATCGGTGTTGGTATCAAGATAGATGATGGTATTACTCATTGGCATACTGGCACACACGAACAAATTCAAGCTGTTCTAAACACTATCGACTGGAACGTGGCGGCCCTAGTGTGTCATAACATGATGTTTGATGGTGCAATCTTATCATTTATCTTTGATATTATACCTAAAGTTTACTTTGATACCTTATGTATGGCTCGTGCTTATCATGGCACTAATGCAGGTGGCTCTTTGAAAGCACTTGCAGAACGCTATCAACTAGGACAGAAAGGCACAGAAGTATTAGACGCAAAAAGTAAACGCCTAGAGGATTTTGATAGTGAGGACTTACATCGCTATGGTCTTTACTGTATTAATGATGTGGAACTAACATATAAACTGTTTAATATTTTAAAGAAAGACTATCCCCCTGGAGAGCTAAAGCTTATTGATTTAACCATAAGAATGTTTACACAGCCACAGTTACAAGTAGATGACGCTTTGTTAATAGATAGACTAGAAGAAGTCAAACAAGAGAAAGAGGACTTACTGTCTGGTCTGAAAGCAAAACTTAAATGCGAAGATGAGGAAAGTGTACGCAAAAAGTTAGCAAGTAATAAACAGTTTGCTGAACTACTTGAAGAACTTAAAGTAATTGTCCCTATGAAAGAAAGCCCTACTACAGGCAAACAAACATTTGCTTTAGCAAAAACAGATGAGGGCTTTATTGCCCTACAGAATCACGCAGACCCTTTCATACAAGACCTATGTGCAGTCCGTCTAGGAACAAAGTCAACGATTGAGGAATCTAGAATAGAAAGATTCATAGGCATAGGTGCAAGAAACAAAGGCAAACTACCCATACCCTTGAAGTATTATGGGGCACACACAGGTAGGTGGAGTGGCTCAGATAAAGTTAACTTTCAAAACTTGCCGTCAAGAGATGTTAAAAAGAAAGCATTGAAGCAAGCCGTGATCCCGCCAGCAGGGTATGTTTGTATGAACATAGATTCTTCACAGATAGAAGCAAGACTATTGGTCTGGCTGGCAGGGCAAGATGATGTTACTGAATGGTACAGAGAAGGACGAGATGTGTACTGTGAGTTTGCAAGTAAAGTATATAACAAGAAGATTACTAAAAAGAATAAGACTGAAAGAGCAGTTGGTAAGACATGCATTCTTGGTTTAGGTTACGGCACAGGTGCTATGAAACTACAAAATGTTTTAAAACTAGGTGCAGGAGTTGACTTTGATGAATTAGAATGTAAACGATTAGTTAGAGTATATCGAGAAGTTAATAATAAAGTAATTGAACTATGGCAAGAATGTGATAGTGCATTAGCAGACCTAGCGTCATGGCCTGAAGGTAAAGAACCGTACTATATTGGTAAGGGGGAGTGTGTAATGATTACACCTGAAGGAATAAAGTTACCGAATGGGTTATATATTTATTATCCAGAATTAGAATGGGATACTTCAGAAGTAAAAAGTAGATACACTTACAAAAAAAGAAATGGGCGAGTAGGTATTTGGGGTGGTAGTGTAGTTGAAAATATAATACAAGCTTTAGCTAGAATAGTTATCGGGGAACAAATGGTAAACATAAGTCATAAGTATAGACCTGCATTAACAGTACATGACGCTATTGTTTGTGTGGCTGCGGAAGAAGATAAAGATGAGGCTTTAAATTATATTATGACAGAAATGTCTAAGCCTCCAGCCTGGGCAAAAGATTGTCCAATCACATGCGAAGGCGGTTATGCCTTTAACTACGGGGATTGTTAAGTTGCAAACAATATAAATTTATGGGAACATCAAGTAACTATAAAAATAAAGGGGACAGAATGTCGGAGTTCACATGGAGTTATTCATCTTTAAAACAATATCAAAACTGTCCTAAACAATACCACGAAATAAGAGTATTAAAAAATTATACTGTAAAAGAAAGTCAAGCGATGATTTATGGTAAGGAAGTGCATACAGCCTTAGAAGAGTATGTACGGGATGGCAAGCCCTTAGCTAAGAACTATTTAAGATTTAAACCTGTAGTTGATTCCTTAATAAACATAGAAGGTGAGAAATTTTGTGAATACGAAATGGCACTTACTTACAACAAAGAGCCGTGTGATTTTAATAATAAAAATAAATGGGTGCGAGGTATTGCCGACTTAGTTATTATTGATGGTACTCAAGCTTATATAATTGACTATAAGACAGGCAATAATAAATATCCTGACCCTAAACAATTAAAGTTAATGTCTATTATGTTATTTACCCACATGCCTGAAGTAGTAAAAATAAAAGCGGGACTATTATTTGTTATGAAGAATAGTTTTTTAACAGAGGAATACCATAGAAGCGATATGGATAAATTGTGGAAGTCATTTGAGTCGCCCCTCAAACGACTAGAAACAAGCTATGATTATAATGAGTGGCCACCTAATCCTACTCCTTTATGTGGGTGGTGTTCTGTAGATGAATGTGAGTTTTATAGACCTAAATTTTTCCCAAGTTAAAGTATGCAATCTAAAAAAATGAGCTTAATTGAGTCCTTAATTAATGTAACCGTTGGTTATTTAGTAGCTGTTGGGGCTAATTATATTGTTTTACCAATGTTCGGGTATATGGTTAATGTTGCTGATAGTTTTTACATAGGCCTTGTATTTATGGCAATCGCTATGATAAGAAGCTATTTACTGAGAAGATTATTTAATAATTTATAATATGAATAAACACAGAAAAAGAGTATAATTCAATATATGCCGTATGTAAACAAACCCAGACCTTACAAGAAGGAATGGCAACAAGAGAAGAAGAGAAACGAGAAGAAAAAAAGAGCTGCTCGTGCTAGAGCCCGTAGGAAAATAGATGCAAAAGGTATAGACCGTAAGGGCAAAGATGTATCACATAAAAAAGCGTTATCTAAGGGCGGTAAAAACTCTGACGGTTTAGTAGTACAATCTAAGTCTAAGAATCGTTCATTCAAAAGAAGTTCAAGTCATAAGCTAGTATCTGAGACAAGCACTAGAGAGAGAAAAAAATCAAAAAAAAGTAAAAGAAAAACTTGACCTATATAAAATTATAGTGATATAGTAATTCTTTAGTTAAGTAAAAAGTACATAGTAAACAGTAAACAGTAAGGAAGTTATGGAGTTAATTGGAGAGAAAGCCGTTAAGCTTGTGTTGCCTGAGCATTTAGGCAAATTGGTTAAAGACCATATTACGCAAAGCGAAATTATAAATACAGCGAATGAGGTTTCAAATCTATTAATTTATTGGGGTTTAGATGAAATGACTAAACTCAATACACTTATGAGATTAAAATCTTATCTTCCATCTCCTATGAGGAGAGATTATTCATATCCAGGAATATACAAACCTTTTGAGCACCAGGCGGCTACTGCCGAGTTTTTAAGTATAAACAAACGAGCTTTTTGTTTTAACGAAGCGGGTACAGGCAAAACATCCTCAGCTCTTTGGGCTGCTGATTATTTAATGCAACAAGGTAAAATTAAAAAGGTATTAGTAATATGCCCTCTATCTATTATGTATTCTGCATGGCAAGGCGATGTTTTTAATACTTGTATGCATAGAAGTTCAATAGTTTGCTATGGGCCAGCTCATAAACGAAAAACAATTATTGAAGGGAATTATGATTTTACTATTATAAACTATGATGGAGTTAAAATTGTTAGAGACGAAATTAAAGAAGCAGATTTTGACTTAATTATAGTTGATGAATGTAATGCATATAAATCACACACTACAGTTAGATGGAAAACACTTAATAAAATATTAAACCCTAACACTATGGTATGGATGATGACAGGAACTCCTGCGTGTCAATCGCCTGTAGATGCTTTTGGTTTGGGTAAATTAATATGCCCTGATAGATTACCTAGACTATCAGCCGCATGGAGAGAGAAAGTAATGTATCAAATTTCTCGTTTTAAATGGTTACCTAAACCTAACTCAAAAGATTCAGTGTTTGCGGCGTTACAACCATCTATAAGATTTGCAAAAGACCAGTGTTTAGATTTACCAGAGGTTACATATCAAACTAGAATTGTACCTTTAACTAAGCAAGTAGAGAAATATTATAAACAGTTAAAAACACAAATGATTATAGCTGCAGGAGATGAGTCAGTAACTGCAGTAAACGCAGCGGCAGGCATGAATAAACTTTTACAGATATCTGGCGGTGCAGTTTATACAGACGAACATGAAACAATTAGGTTTGATGTTAAGCCTAGATTAAATGCTTTGATGGAAGTTTTAGGAGACACTGACCATAAGATTCTTCTTTTTGTTCCATACAGGCACACCATAGAATTTTTAGCAGAATATTTAACGAGTAAAAATATTACTAACGATGTTATCAACGGCAGTGTTTCTGCGAATGATAGAGCAAACATCATAAACAAGTTTCAAACTCAGGACGAACCTAGAGTTCTAGTAATACAACCACAGGCAGCTTCTCATGGCGTTACATTGACCGCAGCAGACACAGTAGTGTTTTGGTCTCCTGTTATGTCGGTAGAAGTTTACTTACAATGTATTGCGAGAATAGATAGGGTAGGGCAAAAGAACAGAATGACAGTTGTTCACTTACAAGGTTCTGATGTTGAAAAAAGAATGTATGCCATGCTACAAGGTAAAGTAGACCAGCATACTAAATTAGTTGACTTATACAGAGAGGAATTAGAACTATGAATGATAAAGTAGATGAAGTTCTAGAACAATCTGTCGACAACAGTAAGATTCCGTTAGACGAAGTGGTAGACACTTATATAACGATTCGAAATGATAAAGACAGACGTGCTAGAGAGTTTCAGCAAAAAGACCAAGAGTTGAAGAATGAACTTGAGCAGTTAGAGCAAGTGATGCTTCACTCCTGTAATGAAGTAAATGCAGATAGCATTAAAACTTCAAGAGGTACGATTATTAAATCTCTAAAAGAGAATTATGTATGTTCTGACTGGACTAATTTTAAGGGTTTTATTTTAGAAAACGAAGCCCCAGAATTATTACAACAGCGTATACATCAAGCAAACTTTAAAGAGTTTTTATCTAGTCGTACAGAGGAAGGATTACCTCCAGGAATTAGTTCCATGAGGCAATTCAGTATTGTAGTACGTAAACCAACCAGTAAATAGGAGAGTATATTATGGCTAAACAAACCATAACCACACCGACAGGTGTAGCTTTGTATCCTTGGTTGAACAAACCAGATACAGAGTACAATAAAGACGGAGAGTACAAAGTTAATCTTGTGCTATCAAAAGAAGAGGCACAGCCTATCATTGCTACTATCAATGAAGTTTTTTCAGAGAATCTAAAAGACGAAATGAAAAAACAAAAAAAGAAAGAGCTTAAAAAAGCAAATCCTCCATATGCGGAGGAGCTTGATGATGATGGCAAAGCAACAGGGAATGTTATCTTTAAGTTTAAATCAAAAGCAGTTTATAAACCTGCAATCTTTGATGCTAACGGAGAGACTGTTATTAACCCACAAATATGGGGTGGCTCTGAGATTAGAGTAAACGCAGCATTATACCCATACTTTGTTTCTACTATAGGAGCAGGAGTATCTTTAAAACTAAGAGCGGTTCAAGTTATTGCACTTGTTGAAGGTTCAGAAGGTGCAGGTCGCTTTGGTTTTGAGAAAACTGCAGGCTATGTTCACAAAGAAAAAGATGAAGGGGCAGAAGTTTTCAATGAAGCTGCTAAAACAACTGAACCTGAAGTTGTTAAAACCCAACCTACAGATGATGGCAGTAAGGATATTGCTGACATTGTAGATAAGTGGGGAGCTAAAGGCTAACAAATGGACAAGCTCAAGGGCATACTGGAGAAAAATCCTAACATTGGATTAGACGAAGATACTATAGCTGTTGCTAATAGTAGCTTCTCTAATCAAACAAAACGCATATCTTTAAGAGGTGGTGTGTTTAGAAAGATAGTTGGTGGTAAAGAAGTCAGTACGGCTGACTCTTCGGTAATGAATATAATAATTATTAAAATGGCACACACGCCATCGAGAGTATATTATAAAGATTCTTACGAAGAGGGGAAGAGAGTAAGTCCTATATGTTGGTCTAATGACTCCAACAAACCAGATGTAGAAGTGAGGAAACCCCAAGCTAAGTCTTGTCACACTTGCCCTAATAGTGTGCGAGGCTCTGGCTTTGGTGGTGTAGGAACTTCTTGTAGGATATCGTGGAGAGTAGCTATTGTTTTAGCTAGTGACCCAGAAGGAGATATTCTAGAATTAGTCCTCCCTTCTAACTCTTGTTTTGGGAAAGAAGAAAAAGGTAAATGGCCTTTTAAAACATACATTCAGATGTTAGCAAATAATAATGTGAGTGCAGGTAGAATTGTTACTAAGATGCAGTTTGACCCTAATTCATCTAAACCTAGAGCTTTGTTTTCTCCTGTTGAAGCAGTTGAAGACTGGGTATTAGAAGTTGTAAATTCTCAAGCAGAGAATCAAGCAGCTCATAACGCTATTAGATTAAGTGTTTATCAAATTGATGATGAAGAGGAAAAAGAACCTGTTAAATTTGAGGCTTTTGAGGCTTCAGACGAAGAGAAAGCAAAAGTTAAATCATCTAAAGAAGCAGAAGATGTTAATAAAATAATGGATAAATGGAGGAAATAATGCCAAGACCGTATAGTGATAGATTTATTTTAGGATTAGATAGAGCTGATGAAACCAAAGTAGGAGTGCAATTAGCTAAGGTATGTTTAAAAGCAAACTTACCAATTAAATATGTAGCAGAAGGACTTGCTGTATCTCGTATGACCTTACATACATGGTTTCGAGGTGGGATATTAAGACAACATAACAAGGAAAAAGTTGAAAAATTTATAGGACTTGCAGAACAAGGATTAGCAGATGGTACATTACCTGCTACTAATTTAGATACTGCTAGAGTTTTTATAGATTCTGACATTAGACCTGTACTATGAGTGTAGAATTTTATACTAAACTGTTACCTAATGAAGGCACTTATTGTGTAGCTGTATTACCTGCAGGGGAAGGACAGCGTATGAGACACATATTTGTAGACTCTATTGAAGAACTTGTTGATAGAGTTGAAGAGAGAAAATACGACAGTCATGTGTTTATTGGTATGGCTAACTTTGATGGACATAGTAGGAAGAATGCAAAATCTCTAAGGTCTTTCTTTGTAGACTTAGACGTGGGTGACACTAAAGAGTTTACGGATCAGGAAGAAGCTGTCAACGCCTTAGGAAAATTTATACAGTCACAGAAGTTACCACCACCCGTAGTTGTAGATAGTGGTAATGGCATTCATGCATATTGGATGTTAGATACTGAAGTACCTGTAGAAGAATGGAAACTCTACGCAGATAAATTCAAACAATTATGCCTTAGTAAAGGCTTAAAGATAGACCCTGCTGTTACTGCAGATAAAGCAAGAATACTTAGATGTCCTAGTACATTTAATTTTAAATCTAATCCACCCACACCAACTAAGATAATAAGTGAGGATATCCAAGTATATCAATTTACAATGTTTAAAGAATTTTTAGGTACAGTTGAAAAGCCATTTGAAGAGATACTTAAAAGCACTAAAATGACTGAATTAACTAAACAAATGAACGGGCTAAACAATTATGCCTCAGACTTTGGCACTATTGCTACAAAAAGTTTAGATGAGAGGTCTGATGAAGGGTGTCTTCAGATAAGACATATTATTAGAAATAGAAAATCATTACCTGAGCCTTTATGGTATGCAGGATTATCTATTGCTCAACACTGTGTAGATAGAGACACAGCAATACATGCATTATCTAAAGACTACCCAAACTACAGTAGAGAAGGCACAGAGAGAAAAGCTAATCAAACACAAGATAAACCACAGTCATGTATAGTATTTGACAGCTTAAATCCTGATGTCTGTTCAAAGTGTTCACACTTTGGCAAGATTACCAACCCCTTAATATTAGGTAAAGTATTTGTGTCCGCCCCGACAACTACAAATCCTGTTAAAACTGAAGTGCAGACATTACCTAATGGTAAACCTTTAGTCATCACTAGTTTACAAGGATTGCCTGCAGAGATAGAAAGGGAAGGATTTTGTAGGGGGCAGGATGGTGGTATATATTTTAGACCAAAGCCAGTATTTGATGAGAATGGTGAACTAGTAGAGCAAAAGACACAACTTGTATCTACTTATGATTTCTATTCTTTGAAGAGAGTCATTAGTGCACATGATGGTAATTGTATGCTAATGAAAGTAGATGCCCCTCACGATGAACCTGAAGAGTTTTATGTACCTTTTAGTATAATATATGATGGTAATGAACTGAGGAAGTTAATATCTAAACATGGGGTATTATTTGACCCTAAGAACAACCAATGGAAACTTATTATGGATTATTTAGTTGCATGGGGTTCTTACTTACAAGCTGATAAAGCAGCTTCGAAAATGAGAACTCAAATGGGTTGGACTCCCAAAGAAGACGCTTTTGTGATTGGCGATGTTGAAATTAAACGCAACGGCAAAGAAGTTAGTAGCCCTACTTCTGCTCTTTGCAGGAATATATCTAGACATATTGTAAGAGCAGGTAGTTTTAAGAAGTGGAAAGAAGTAGTTAATAAGCTTAATCAAGAAGGCTTAGAAATACATGCATTTGTTGCATTGACGGGGCTAAGTTCTACTTTGATGCCCTATACCTCTACTTCTGGCGTTAGTATCTCATTAACAGGAGATACAGGTGCAGGTAAAACAGGAGCACTATATGCAGCACTAAGTATGTGGGGGCACCCTAAAGATATGTCGGTACTAGAAACGACTGATAACGCTCTTACAGGGCGATTCTTAGGGCTACATAATCTACCTTTAGGATTAGATGAGGTTGGTAATATGCATGGTCGTCTGCTATCTCAGATGGTACATAAGATATCACAGGGTAAAGCTAAAATTCGTATGCAAGCCTCAATTAATGCTGAACGAGAACACGAAATGTCAGCTTCATTAGTAGGTATATTTACTACTAATCACTCTTTAATAGACAAGCTAACCATCACCAAGAAGGACCCTAATGGCGAAATAGCGAGGCTTATAGAGTTTCACCTACAGAAACCTCAACTACTTAAAGATAAGCCTGCAGAAGGGCGTAGAATATTTAATCCACTATTGACTAATCATGGGTGGGCAGGACCTGAGTTTATTAAAGCTCTGATGACTTATGAAAGAAGTGAGCTTGATGGCCGCATTGACCATTGGGTTGCTAAGTTTAAGAAAGACTTTGGTGATGATACTGCCTTTAGATTCTATGAGAATTTAGTTGCCGTTACTATGGTGGCAGGAGAAGTATGTGATAAAGCTAATATTATGCATATAGATGTAGACCGAGTTTATACTAAGATTGTCGGAGAGATGATAGACATAAGGGATAACGTAGTGAAAGCTAACAATGTTAACTATCTATCTCTCATAGGAGAATTTATATCACAATACAATAACTCAATACTAGAGATTCACGATGGTAAAGTTATCATTGAACCTAGAAACTCATTGTATATACGCCTAGATACAGACAAGAAAGAACTATGTCTCACTAAGTCTGTGTTTAAGAAGTTCTTAATTGAAGAGAATAGTGTATCTCCTAAGCAGTTTGTTTATCAAATGAAACAACATGGGGTAGAGATTGTAGAGAAACGTAAGAAAATGGCAGCTAACTGGAAGCCAGGGCTGGACGAGTTCAATTCGAATGCCTATATAATTAGCACAGACACACTACCCCCAGATATGATTAAGGAGATTAACCCTGAACTTGTATGAAGAAATAGAATGGATATTCCCGTTTGAGGGTATGGCAATAGGAGAAAGCTTTTTCGTGCCTACCCTTAAGACTTCGCATATGATTTATGCCATTGAATCAGGTGCTAAACGAGCAGGGGTTAGGGTTAAAACATTTGCTACTTCCAAAGATAATCACTTAGGAGTTAGGGCTTGGCGGGTAGGCTAACTTTTAATGTATAGTTGCCTCTTCCCTCTGCCCCAGTAACTCGTCTAATACCTGACTTAATAGCATCCATTGAAGCTCATTTAAATTTTTTAATTTTTTAGGTATTATTTCTGAATGTGGGCTATACAAGTACTTTAACGCTAATTCTACATCGCTTTGATTAAGTACTTCATTATTTAATTTATCTTCTAATTCCATTTTATACCTCCTATTTATAAATAGTGCTCCTTCTCTATTTAAATTTACTTTTTAGTTCTTCAACAAGTATTTTTAGTTCTTCATTTTCTGTGGTTCCGTATATTCGCTGACGGACTCCTACAATACTTTTTAAAACTATTTCTTCTCTTTCATTAAGTCTTTTTAATGCTTTTCGTTTATCTTCCCCAGTTATTTCTTTTCCAGTTTCACTTCTTGGGAATCTAGTAGTTTTTAATATTTTACTTCTTTGGTCTCTTATTGTTGTTAATTTATTCATATATCCTTGTAATTCTGACTGTGCATCAATTAAAGGTCTATACTTTTTATAATGCTCATCTGCTAGTTCTTGGTCATAATCATCCTTTCTCATAATATTATAACCCCCAACGGCTTTATCAACTTCAGCTTTTAGTTCATAGAAATCACTAGTAAATCTGTTACCATATTCTCTTGATAAAAAGTTACTCATACCTGGATAACTAGCAAGTTTATCTCTGTCGGATTTAGTAGGTCTGGCATACTTAAGAACTTGTGAGTCCTCAATCATTGAATCTAAGAACATCATTATTAAACCACCTGTGTATCCAAAATATTGTCTAAGAAAAAAATCTATCATTGTAGGAGAAATTCCAAGTTTCTCAAGATTTACATATTGAGACATAAATTTGGCTGTTTCACTAGTGCCCATTGTATATTGTTGTCCTGGGGGTAAGTCTTTTAAACTTGTAGGTGTTATGGCTCTATCTGACCTAGGATCAAAATTGTACGATAAATCCATAATTGGTCTAAGTGCTTGAGGCACAAGCCTATTCATTAAAAACGCTTCTGCTAAACTTCTTTTTAAAGCATCTGCAACTTTTTTATTATCAGTGTTACCTAACATATTATTTAAAACTTGTTCGGGCATTACTTTAAATAAAAAAGTGTATATATCAGGTCGTAGACTTACGTGAACCCCATTACCTAACAAAAATCTTCTATCTTTTATTTTAGGGTCAAGCTTTTGATACTCGTCATCATCTTGCATCATAAGACTATAGGCAAGAGTTATTGCTGTTAGTTGAACACCTGAGTTTAAAAATTTAGTCGCCGCAAATGCTCTTTGCTCTGCTGAAACTCCTTTGCCTGTTACCACTCTTCCTTGTATTGCGGTTGCTTGTAAAAAAGCTCCAAAGAAAGGTATTACGTGACGCCCAAGTGTAACCCAAGGATTTGAACCTGCTCTTTTAAAGTTTATAATCTCAGCTCCTCTACTCATAGCAAGTCCTTTATTACCTGTTTCTGCCATAGTCTGTTCATAAACTGCTTGCCTTACAGCATTATCTGAAGCCATAGCAATACGACCTAAAAAACGTTTTATTGAAACAGGTGTGTTTGGGTTAATAGCATCAAACTTTACATCTCCTCCTAATCCAGGAACATTATTAATAGCCCTAGTCATTTTTGCATAAAGACCTGTTTCATTTTTTATCCTTTCATCTGAAAGTGTTTCTCCTTGTGTCCAAGAATCATAAGTTCCAGTAAATCCTCCTCGCCTCATTTCATTGTGAGTTTTACTCATGTTAAGTAAAGTTAATGGAAATTCTTTTATCATTCTCAAAGGAATCATAAGAGGATTTCTCACTCCTGAGTTAAACATCGCTGAACCTGCATCTTGTAAAATCATTTGAGATAAAGAGAAAAGAGGATATAACACTACGTTAGTTCTTAAAAAATTAGAAGTGTTTCTCATAAACCTGTACCCATCCAAATCAAGTGATTTTGTGCCTCCTGAAAAAGCTTGAGCAAAATATGGGCTAGAGAATTGATAGTTTTTGACTGTTCTTTTTTTAGTTTCTTTATCTATTCTACTAAAACTTACTGTATTAGGGGTTTCCTCAGTTACTTTAGCTACTTCTTTAATATCACCTGGTAAATGTTCAAACGCTGCTTCTACCTTATTAATCGCTGCTCTATTTAATACAGATCGTGTAACTCCATTACGAATCCAAGACTCCATGTTATCAAAAACATCGGCTACAGGGATAAAGCTACCTTTTAATTTAAAAAATTTTCCACGGTCTCCTTGTTGTTGTGAGTATTGTGAGGGTTGTTCTTGGCCGTCTCTAAAAAAACCAACATAATCATCAAAAGCTTCTATTCCTTCTATATCAATAATTTGAGAAAATTCTTTAGCCATTTCTGCATCCATTAATTCATGTTCAACTTGAAGGGCTATTATATCATTTTTAGCATCAATCCAATCTTGGTGTATTTTTTGTAACCCAGGAGATTCATTAAAAACTTCTACTCCATTATCTATTTGTGCATCAGTTAAATCAATAGGAATGAAGTTATTCTTCCAAAAATTTTTAGCTTCTTTGTTTTTATTTTGTCGTTTTAGAGTTTTAAATGTATTTTCTACTTCTTGATTTTTTGCTCGTATACCATGAGCACGCACAGCTACAAATGCATTATGAGCCATCTCACGCACACTTTTAGGTGAAACTCCTAATTCTTTCCCATAAGCTTTTAAACCTTTCATTACTTTTGCATAACTAGGTCTATCTGCATCTCCTCTAGGGTCAGAAGTCCAAAAACTACCTATTGTTTTATAAACAGGTCTACCATATTCTAAAGCCACTGAACCTATTCCTCTAGCATGTAAGGCTGCTGAAGACCCTATTCTAAGAAATGTTTCTGAAATATCCTTCCAAGTTTCTTGTCCAAAAATCCCAAAAGCTTTTCTTTTGTCTTTCAAACCCTCTTTCATTGCGTCTATAATTTCACCATTTAAAGCAGCGTCAAAAGAAAATATAGCGGTATCTAGCTTAGTTATCCTACCACTTATTCCTTCTAGTAAAGTTCTGTTAGGAAACTGTTTATCTACAAGAGATTTCTTTTCTTTTTGTTTTGCTTCTTTCTCTCTTTTCTTTTTTTCTGGTGTTTTTTGGTCTTGATTAAACTTATTAACTTGTGCTTGTGTATTTATTTTTTTCTTTTTATCTAGTTTTTCAAAAAAGGGTCCTTTCGCTTGTTCTTTAGCATCAGGTCCTACAAATAACTCAGAGGTTACTGCAATAGCATCATTTAACACTGTGCCAGATATATCGTCCATACCTATCATTTCTTGTACTACCTTAACAAAATCTTTCCACACAGATGCTATACGTTGAGAAGTTGATAGTGGGCTTCTTACTTTCGCTAAAAATTTTTGAAACTCTGGGTTATTCATCGCCTCTGTTATAAACTCTTTAGGTCTACCTAGCTCTATACTAAAATCATTATCAACATCAGCTTTTTTAGCAACGTCTATTAGAGCCATTAAACGTCTACCAAGTGGAGTTACAGGTTCTCCTTTTATTATATGTTTATTTACTTCATTAGAAGTAGCTGCATGTGTTGCTTCATGTAGTATAGTCTCTACATCTCCTTTAGTAGAAACTAAAATAGAATCTGTAAGAGTAAGATAAGAACCATAATTTGCTGTTTGCTCCTCTCTATTGGTTATATGCATAGTATCACTAACAGCAAATTCAGTTCCAAATATACTTGGAAGACGCGTAAGGTGTTTTAATAAAATACTCTGTGGGGCAGTTAATATATCTTTAAATTTAGTTCCTAATTTGGTAAGTACTGGACCTAAAGTTTTATCATCTCTTAAATCAGCTATAACGTTTCCTTGAGTATATTTACCTTTTCGTGTTGAAAACTCTTCTTCTTCTTGTTCTCCACCTGCGGTAGTAGGTAATTCAGTAACTCTAGCATCAACTCGAATTGGGGTATACTTTGTAAACTCACCTTTCGCGGATTTCACTATGTGCTTCACCATAGCTTGCCCATTTTCTTCTACATAAGTACCTTTTATTACCTCACCAGTTCCAGGAGTAATTTCTTGAAATACTTCTACTTCCTTTCCTAATAGTATAGGGTCGATTTGTGCATAGGCAACTTCTGGTGCAACTTCTGGTGCAACTTCTGGTGCAACTTCTGGTGCAACTTCTGGTGCAACTTCTGGTGCAACTTCTGGTGCAACTTCTGGTGCCTCCTTATAAATAGTGCTTCTTCCTTTAGTCTCTGTTGTAATTAACCCTGCGTCAACAGCTTTTTTCATAATATTTTTGGCTTTGTTAAAACCTATTTTAAATTTCTTTTGTATAGCGGACACAGTTGCTCCGTCTTCTGTCTTAACAAAATCTAAAATTTGTTGCTCTTGAGGGTCTGTAACTACAGTTTTACCTTCTTTAATTTTATTAGCTCTTAATTTTTTAAGCTCTTGTCGTCTTTGATTTATTTCTTTTTTTGTTTTAGCATTTGGAAAATATTTAGGTATGTCTTTAAGAACCATATCAATACCTTCTTTTGTTTCTATCAAAGTATTAACTTCTTCTTCAGCTTTAGGGTCGACTATAACTTCTTCTTTAGTTTTAGGGTCGACTATAACTTCTTCTTTAGTTTTAGGGTCGACTACAGCTTCTTCTTCAACTCTAGCTGCTTGGTCTATTTCAGCCTGTATAGGGTCATATACTACATCAGTATCATCTTTTTTGTCTTCCTTACCTTCTTTTTGCCCTTGTTCTTTAAGTAATTTATTTCTTTTTCTTCTAAGTTTTTTTCTGTAGTTTTGAATAGCTTTTTCATTAGTTGACGCTAACACTTCTTTTTCTTCAAGCAGCTTTTCTATCATTTCTATATTTTCAGGAGTGTTAAGCTCTGCTCCTTCTAATGTTTCATATCCAACCATTCTTTTTCTTATACCTAAAGTTTTAAGTAATTCAGCAGTAAGTATATCCATCTTGGATTTCTTTATTTCTTCCGCTTTTTCTTCGTCAAGTTGAGCCTCTAGTTCTTTTCTTCTTGTTTCACTAGCATTTTTTGTTGAACGTGCTGCCTCATCTGCATCACCTGCATCACCTGCATCACCTGCATCACCTGCATCACCTGCATCACCTGTATCTTTTGGTTTAGTTATAGGTCTTCTCGCTCCACCGATTGTTGCAGGTACGATTGGCATAAAGAAACCCCCCGCAGCGGCATCTACATATTCTCGTATAGCTTGAGCGTCTGCCAAAGGTAAGTCAGCTCCGTATCTCTCTAACATACTTTGTGCAACTTCAACAGGAGCTTCTTTTGCACCTGTATAACCTACATTTTTAATTACATTTAAAAGCATACTTCTTGTAGCAGTATTCATTGCATCAAGCGAGCTTAAACCAATTTTCAAACCTACAAATTGAGCAGCAGCATGAGCCGTGCTTAAGGCTGCTAGTTTACCTGTGCTTAGTTCTTTTATAATCTGAAGTTGTTCTTCAGGATTATCTACTCCTGCAATAGCTTCATCAATAGCTCTGGATGTAACCTCTCCTGCACCAAATCGAGTTGACATTGTACCTAAACCAACTGATCTTCCTATTGTTTGATTTACTTGTTTTCGTAAAGCAGGGTTAGTAGCAATTTCCTTTGCAACTTGTTTTTTTACATATTCTTTAGAAGCTTCTTTTCCTTCTTTTTTTGCAATTTCTTTAGCTTTTGCTTTTATCCCTTTTTTAATTAAGCTTTTAGCAACAAAACCTGAAATACCACCACCTATAGTACCTGCTGGACCTGCAGCACTACCAAGCATAGCTCCAAGACCAGCAGTCAAAAATGCTTCTCCAATCATCATAACGCCTTTACCTGCCATAAAAGGTATATAATCTGTCATCACCGTAATAACCCCATCGTCTATCGCCTCACTAAATGAGTCAGAACCTTTTGCGTAAGGTCGTAGTGCTTCTTGAGATTCTCTCATCTTCTTAAGACCTGCTTGAATTGTTTCTTCCCCGTTATAACCAAAATCTTCTTGAGCTTTACCAAGTAACACTTGTGCACCACCAAGGAGTTCTTTCTGCTCTGGTATATATGTTCTTATAGCTCTCATAAAATCACCCATTTCTTCTATTTCTCCTTTTTCAGCCATACTTAAAATTTTTGGTTTAGATTCAGGTATGACTTCAGGTATGACTTCAGGTATGCCTTCAGGTGTGCCTTTAGGTATGTATTTAGGTGTGACTTCAGATTCAGGTTCAGGCGGGGGAGTAAAATAATTTGCGGGTAAATCTATCCCACTTTCTTCTAAAATTCTTCTAATTTGCTCTTCAGGAACACCTTTACTGTGTAAATTTTTTATTGTTTGGTCTAGTGCAGACATGCAACGTCTCCGTTAGTTACTCCAACCTGTTTTTAGCATTATATCTCGTATTTCATTTGTATTAACAGCTCGAGACTCATTGAAAGCAGCAAAAACTACCTTATTAATTTTTTGGAAAGTCGTAGCAGCAAGCTGTGGTTGATTTTGGAAGAAAGTTTGTACAGCTCCATCTTTTACAAAATATCCCATATATTCTAGAGCCTTATCAAAAGCTTTAACGGCTACATCACCTTTAGCTGCAGCTTTCATACCTTCTGATTCAAAAAAATCACTAAATAAATCAGATTGTATTTTTCTTATTTCACTTTGTTCTTCTATAAATGCGTCTCTTGCACTTATTAATTCTGCTCTAGTACCAGCATCAGCAGCTGCTATTGCTTTATTGTATTGTTCTAAAGCAGGAATAGCTCCTGCAGAAATATTTTCTAATGGGTTTGCAGAAGTACCACCTGCAATACGTAATCCTGCTTCAATCAAACCTAGATTAGCTGCTTGTTCTCTTTGTTTATCAAAATATAGACTATCTATTCCTAATTTTTTGTTTATTTTTTCACGTTGCTCCATAACTTTATCTATATTGGCACTTTTAGGGAAAAATGGTATTCCTGATATTTGTCGAACATTATAAGGCCAAGGATCATAGGCACTACCTATTTGGTCTAAGTCTATATTTTGGCTCTTAAGGTGAGCTTTTAGTTCCTCATCTGTCATACCTGCATAATTAAGTGTGTCTGTAGATGTATCTGTAGGTACGATTTCAGGTTCAGGTTTGTATTCAGGTTGAGGTGTAACTTGCTGTTCCTTTATAATATTCTCTAGCCTTTCTTTTTCTTTTTTTACTCGTTCTTCCTCTTCTACAATACGCATCTCTCTATCAGTAATATTTTTAATTATTTGTTTTTCATTAGGGAAGAGCTGTCTGTTTGCGACTTGCCAAGGGGTTAAAGTAAAATCTTCTTCAGGAATAGGCCCACCTATTGCATACCCTACAATCCCACCTCCAGCCATCATAGCTGGACCACCTACGTTTCTCACAGGGTTAGCTGCTATACCGCTAGCTGCTATTTGTCTTGGGTCCATTTGTGGTGCTGGTTGTGGAGCACCTATGCCTTGTGGAGGCATCATACCTTGTGGAGGCATCATGCCTTGAGGAGCCATCGCTCCAAGTCCCATTTGTTGTGGTTTATTTTCTGCTACAAGCTGTTCTGAAACCGATGGTGGAGGCATTTGGTCAGCTTGAAATCTCTCACGCATTTCTTTACGTCTTTGTAACTCACCTAATGCTAAATAAATAGGAACTTCACCCATAGGTTGTTCAACATAATTGACTAATGCTTCGTTTGGTAATCCTTTGAGTCTATCTTGTATTTGTATAATATTCATAATGTTCCTTTACGTACCACTCATTGCTTTATATAAACCAAGACCTGCAACTCCTGTACCTGTAATCTGACTAGCTAGGCTAGGAGCTGGAGCATATTGTACTTGTGTTGTACCTAATGCACCTGCAGTACCACGAAGTATGTTTGATTGATATTCGAGTAGTTTTTTTGCATAATCTTGTTCTTCCATAAACTTTTGAAAGTTTATATTAGCAATTTCTTGGTCTAATGCTTGTTGTTCTTTTGCTGTTGTTGCTTGAGCTCTAAGTCTTTCTAAATTAGCTAATTGTTCATTAGCACCTAATACACCTGTAGCTTGTCCTGCTTGTAGGGTAGTGCCTAATCCTGCAAGACCTAAGTCTTTTTGTAATCCTGCACCAAATTGACCCGCTTGTTGTTCCATTCCTCTTCTTTCTCTTTCAGCTGCTAGAGTTTGCTCATCGGCTCGCATACCAGCTGCTCTATCTCTTTCAAACTGTTGTTGAGCATTTAAGAATGCATCTTGTTGTCCTTTAGCTCTTAAGTCAGCTATTAATGCATTAGTACGAGCATCAGCTTCTCCAGTCATTAATGCTTCACGACCACCACCAAAAGTGCCTTGTCCTATTGATCGCATAGCAAATTTATTTTTAGCTATATCTCCTTGTCTTCTAGCCTCTGCTATTGCTTCATCAGTTACTGCACTAGCATAAGGACTCATATATTGGTCCCTAGTAGTAGCATCAAACGTACCAGGAGCTTGCATAGATAAACTTTCTACTGTGCCAGGTGTATAGCCTAATGCTCCTGTCAAGCCTTGAGCTGCGGCAGATGTACCCATAGTTCTTACATCACCTAATGTTTGACTAGCAGCACCAAATTGGCCAGGAGTAGTTAAACCCGCAACACCTTGTTGTATTGCTAGTTGTTCTGGGGTAAACCCTACAACTCTATCACCTGTGTAAGGTACAAAGTCTTTAACTCCTGTAACATTTCCTGCAGCATCTGTAGTATAGGTTTGTTGGGCTGACTGCTTCATTAACTCTTCATAGAAAGGTTGAGCATACTCAGGTAAGTTAGTTGTAGTTGATCTACTAGTTTGACTTCCTCCACCACTACCATACTCAAATAATCCTGTAGCAGGGTTAATGGTACCTGAGCCACCTACTGATTTTAATAGGCCTGCTTCATAATCATTGATATGAGCAAGACGGGTGTCGCCCATGCGTCCTTTAGATGCAAGGTCTGTATATAGTTGTTTAATTAACCATACTTTTAATTTATTTGGTACTAATTTTAATAACATCTATTACTCCACTGGTAATTCATAATGCACAAATCTTTTTGTATATCCATGCCCTTTCCACAGTTTCTCCCAACCTGGTCTGCCTCGTGACTCTAGTTTGCTACATCCATTATCTTTTGCAAACTTCTGTATCTTTGGTAAGCCATCAGACACCCAACTTTTAAAGTCTTTTCCTCCTGTAAAGTGTAACATTAACATCTTCGTTTGAGGATACTCCATTACTTCTGTTATCAAAAACCCCGCAATTACTTTAGTTTCAATATCAAATGATATCCATAACTGCTGGTCCTTTGCTAACAAATCATCTAACATATCTTTTGCGGTAAATCTACCGTATGTGTATTTGGCACAATGCTCTGCATATTCTCTTATCTCTGGCCAAACATATGCGATATGTTCTTTTGGAACAATCGTTGCCCTATTCAAGCGGGCATAAACCTTTCTGGCATTATTTCTCTCCCTTGTTCTTCAGTACCTGTTCTAGCTTCTCTTATTCTGTCCATCATAGTGTAAAGTTGTTCAGCACCTGCATCGGAAGAGCCATTACCTAAATGACTAACGACATCTGCGGGTACTACAAATTCACCATCGGACAATCTTGCTGGCTGTCCACCTTCGATAGTAGCATTTATATCATCAGACATACCATCTCCGATCCTACCGCCTGTTTCTAAGTAACCACCTTCTTGAAAATTTCTATCATATCGGTCAATATAATCTTGCATTCTTTCTCTGTGTTCCTGGTCCAAATCCATGCGGTTTAAAACTTCAGCTTCATCAGTTTCAAAAAAATAGTTTATTTCTTCATCAGTAAGCTCATCAAATTTAGGGTGCCTTGGCAAACCAAACTCACCAGTAGGGCCTAATGGATACATTCTATCTTCAATATAACCACCTTCTGCAAACTGTGCGAAAGGTTGATTTAGTCTAAGACCTGAATCACGTGTAAGAGCATTTTGTATACCTGTAGTCATACCTAGGTTTAACCTACGGCGAGGATCATATTTAGCCATTGGGTCATCAGTTACACTATAGTCTGGCATAGCTGCAGCACCGATTGCGGGTAGACCTATAGCACCTGCTTTACCAGCACCCATAAGCGTACTACCGCCACCTAAGTTACTTAAAAATTCTTTTCCTGAGGTTGGTGCTACACGGCTTACATCACGAAAGCCGCCTCCAATACTTGACGTTGTTACATTAGGTAATGTTTGGTCAACCATACCTGAGGGAAGTGCAGTTCCACTCATAGCTTTTCCTATCCCTGAACCGCCAAATCCTCCAAGACCACCTGAGACAGCTCCCATTAAAGGGTCGTCTCCTGATAATGCAGCGATACCTGCACCTGTCAAAGCTCCTGCAGTTATTGCAGTACCAGCAGACCCAGCTAATGCTGCACCTCCAGGTCCAAACATAGCTCCTGCGGCTATTGGTGCTAAAGTTCCGAAAATATTTCTTAAACTCATAAACTTATAATAATCCTTTTATATTCATTGTATAATACCATCATTTATGTTGCGTACAAACCGTTTTATTCCCTTATTCAATAGCTTCTCCGCCTGAAACGTGAATTGTTAAACCTGTTGCACTACCTTTAAATTGTATAGTTTCTGATTCACTTAAAATTTGTGTGCCCTTCCATTGGAAAGTAGTATTTGCAGCTATACTGGAGGCACTAAATAATGCATTCGCAGTTCCTGCAGTCCCTTCATCAGGTACTAAACTTACAAATAAAGTTACTGCGTCACCTGTAGTGTTACATACAGTTATATCTTTAACATATGCACGAGTATTAGGTGGACATGTATAAATAGCTAAAAAAGCTGTAGTACTTGCTGCTTGGGCTAATCTTGTTGGAGTAACTCTTTGAAATGCCATTAGTTATCTCCTATCCAATTTAATACTACAAGCATATCTAAATTATTCTTTACTTGTTTATTAGTGCCATCTACCTGATTAAAATAAAGACGTAATTGATTTGTAAGTTGTAACTGTTGTTGTTCATCATATTCCTTTTCAGGATTAGTTAAGTTAGGAGCTTTAGTTGAAGGTATATTTGACATTATCCTCTCCTACCATCTGGTCTAAAGTCTACTCTAGTTGTACCTAATTGCCATTGTACACCAATATCTTCTGAGGCAATTTTAAAATTCATTTGTCTACCTCGTGCTCTGACATATACTTGATTTGTATATTGGTCAACAGTAGCTGTAGTAACCACATCCCTAGATAATGTACTACCTACTACATCAGTAGTGCTATTTGCAGCTCCTGGAAAGTTTCTAACCCCTACTGTTACTTGCACTTCTGGTGTTAAAGTTGCACCTTGTGCAGTTGCTGTATCAGAGTTAGTGAAGTTTACGTCAGATATAATTCTTTTTGTTAATACGAATTGGTCTCCTTCGTCTATACCCATATCTGCAGATTCAATAAATGACTCTATTGCAGTTGGAGTTGCACCTGGTGTAACTACATTATCTTTACCATCTTCGTGCTTATACACGTAACCATTGTGTGTAGCCAATGGAAATTTAATAGTTCCACTATTAGCCCACGCTGTTCTAACTAAACTACCATAATACCAAATCTTATCTTGATAATTAAAAATTACATACCTATCTACGCTGTTAGAAGCCTTTGAACAATAAAACCAAATAACTTCATTAAATTCACTATTAATTCCTGCAAAATTTAAATACCCATTATCTTTATTCATGTCCTCAAATACATATTGTTTTAAAGTACACGGCAGGGTATTAACTCTACCATCATAAGCATAGAATTTATCATTCCCCATCCAATATACTACATTGTTTGCTTCTGCCACAACATGAGGGGCCATAATATTAATAGAATCACTAATCTCTTGGATAGCAAATACTTCTTCTGTACCTAAAAATTGTAATGTTGAAAGTGTAGTATCAGTAAAAATCAAAACCTCTTGTCTTGTTCTAAATCCAGTCACAATTTCAGAACCTTGTTTTACCCTTATAAACCCTGCACTGTTAGTAATTTTAGGTTTCCATTCTGTAGGTGCGGGGCCAGTATCAGGGTCTACATTAGCCCATCTAATAAGTAACGGGTCATAAGTCCCTGAATAAGTTGCTTTAACATAAGTTCCTGCTGGACTTGCACTACCGCCTGGGTCATAAGGTAAAGTAATAGTAAATGTAGTACTTGATGGTACTGTAATTACTTGATATTCCCCTTGATAAGCTTGTGGTGCTTGACCACTAAATTCAACCCAATCCTTGATAGCTAGGCCATGCCCTGATCCTGTAGTTACTGTTGCTGTGGTACCAGACCTTGTAATACTAGAAATAGTTTGTCCTGCTGCAGTACTACGCCCATAAGAAGTACCTCTAAGAGCTAATAAATGTCCACTCGAGGAAAACATAGTTTTGCCTACTTGTTCTGGTACTGCTCTTGAGCCAACTAATGTATTAAGTTTAACTGCACGATTAGATATACCAGAATCATACTCCCAGTAAAATATATCGCTATCTTGTATATTATATATAACATCATTATTAAATTTATCTTGGAAAGTAATTCTAGGTGGTAAATCTACAGGAGCATCACTTGCAGAACTCCAAGTATTCCTGTTCCATGTTCCTGCACTCCAACCATAACCATAGGTAACTGTTGAATAGCCTACAGCATATTGAAAGGCTGCAACTATACTTGTGCCTCCGCCTCCAGATACTGCTGAGGTTGCTGCAGAAGCTACTGTAATTTCAAACGTATTACTAGTAGTTTCACTTATTTCAAACTCTGTATTTAAATTAGCCGCTAATACTCCACCTACAGCCGCAGAACCACTAAAGGTTACATAATCTCCATCTGAGGCTCCATGTCCTGTAATACCAACAGTTACTGTAGTAGACGCATTGACTGTCGTAAAACAATTATCTGTTGAGGGAGAAGTAGAAGTGGTATAAGTTGCTCTAAGAGGAGTTACATCAGTAAGTGCTGTTCCTAAAAGAATATAATTTTTTTTATTAGTAGCAATACTAACTATTTCATTACTATCTGTTGTACCATATTGAAGAATACTACTAGCTGCCCCAACATATGCAGTAAAGTTAATAGGAGTCCAACCACCTATTTTTTCAGGATAACCTTGTCTAAACCTTACTTTATCACAAGAATACCAGCTTCCCTCAGAAGAATAATTACTCCTATCTCTGTTTATTCCTGGTTGAAATACAATTTTTTTAAGAGCCATATTATTTTTCTCACCTTAATTCAAAATGTGGTCCGTCTTTAAATGTTTTCCATGAACCACCCCATATATATGGAATGTTTAGCCGTACTGATGCATGACTAAAAGCACCATTAATTATCTCATAATCTGGAAAGTCCCACGATACTGCACCATCTTTCCACGCATATACATCTACTGCATGTCCTGTAAGATGTCTTGAGTTCATTATTTGACTCTTTCCTTGGGCAAACAATAACCGTTGTCTTTCTTTAGTACGCATCCCTTCTGAGATTCCAAAGTCAATAAGAGATAAATCAATCGCCGCCTTAACTAATTCTTGCATATGTGGGTGTACCTCTTCTAATTTAGCTAACGATTTCTTTGATAACTTATACATTATTTTTTAAATTTACCGATTGATTTAAGCCCAAATGATGCACCAATACTAGCCATTACAGACCATTGTAACCATTCTGGAAAAGTTGCTAAGAACTCAATACCTTTTGCAACATGTGGTTGAAAATATGGAATAAATGAAAGAACTATTATAGCAATAAAACAAATTGTCCAAGCCTCATCTTTCCATGAGTCTTCAGAAGCCTTTGCCATAGCTGATTCCCATTCTACTTTGCCTTCTACTATTTTCTTTTGAACAGCAACTTTAGCATCTATCTCTGCAATTCTTAAATTACTTTTAGCAACTGACTCTTTACCTTTATGTTCAAAATATCCACCAACTGCTTTGCTTAATCCTGATACGATAAGTCCAATCATAATATGCTCCAATATTAATTATACTTTATTTTATATCAACAATACTATAAATGCACCTTTTATGCTTTAGCTTGTTGCTCCGTTTCTTGTACCTGTAGCTGTAAATGTTGCAGTATTTCCGTTTAAGTTTACTGCTTTACCCGCTGCACCAGCAGCACCAACTGCTCCGTTTGAGTCTTCAGTACTACCAAGTGTTCCTGCTGCTCCAACTGCTCCAGCTGCTCCACCATCACCACCAGAATAAGAACTAGAACCGCCTCCTGCTCCAGCCGAACTTACTGTACCCGCAGCTCCTGCTGTTCCATTTGTGTTGGTAGTTCCACCAGATGCTACACCGCCTGCTCCAGCAGCTCCACCACCAAAGCCGCCACCACCACCATCACCACCTCTTCTTTCTGAAGCACTGTCAGGCAAAGCTTTATAAGTAGAACCACCACCGCCACCGCCACCGCCGCCGCCAGAGATAGTTCCACCTGTATTATCTATAGTGGTATCAAATTGTAAATTTATAGCATGTCCACCAGCACCACCAGCTACCGCAGATGATGCTGTACTACTTGAAACTGCTCCACCTGCTCCCCCGTCTCCCCCGTCTCCTACAATGGTAGAGTTATTGTCTATTGTAATAGTGTCTCCGCTTGTCCAACCAGAGCCAGTATCTAAAGCTGCTGTTCCTGTAGATGAAGATGAAATTACTGCATTATTAACAAGGGTAATATCAGCAAAACCTGCAACATATGTTCCGCCTTTGTTACTAAAAATACTATAGTTTGCTGTATTACTGCCTATGGTTAATGTAATAGCTACACGAGCTGAAGACCCGTAGAACTCAGATAATGCTATAGTTCCTGTACTTGGTATAGTTCCGCTGTCACCACTTGTGCCTGAAGCTACATTATCGCCACCAGCATAATATTCTGACATGGATATTGGATTAGACCCGCCAAACTCTGTTTGAATGGCTGAAAACGCTAAGGACCCTGAACTAGGTATCGCCATCTATTTACCCCTTCTTTAGTTCATCTACTTCGGCTTTTAATTCTTTAATTGCTTCAATAAGAACACCAACAAGATTGCCGTAAGCAACTGACATATATTCCCCTTTATCATGTACTACTTCTGGCATTATTTTTTGCACTTCTTGAGCAATCACACCTGTGCCTTGTCTACCATCTCTAGTAAAAGTGACACCTCTCATATTTTTTACTTTAGTCAAAGCATCTTCAATAGTCTCAATATCATCTTTTAGACGTTCATCTGAGAAAGCTGTAACATCATTATTAAAAGTCGCAGCCCCAGCTCCACTCATATCAAGTGTTAATGCTGTTATAGTTGAGCCACCATCATTACCTTTAAAAATTATATCTTTATCGGATATTGCGGAGTGAACAACAAAATCACTAGAACTATTTGTGAACCTTCCAATCTCCGTACCAGCATCTTTAAAAATAACATCTCCACCATCAGCATCTAATACAATATCTCCAGCTACATCTACTGTTAAATCACCACTAGATAAGTCAATTTCAGTTCCATCAATAGTTATATTATCTACTATTACACCAGCATTTGCTGTGACTGTGCTGTTAAAACTAGCAGCTCCTGCTGCACTCATATCTAGTGTTAATGCCGTAATCCCACTACCACCATCATTACCTTGAATAAGGACATCCTTGTCGCTAACCAAAGATTTTATGGTTAGGTTATCGCTATCCATGCTAACATGACCGACATTCGTACTACCATCTTTAAAGATAACTTCTTCTCCACCAGCATCTAATATAATATCTGCTGCTACATCTAAAGTTAAATCTCCAGAGGATAAGTCTATTTCTGTACCATCTATAGTTATATTATCAACAGTAACTCCTGCATCAGCATCAACTACACCACTAAAAGTTGCAGCTCCAGCTGTTAAAGTAGTTACATGAGTAACAGCATCAACAACATTAGTACCGTCGTTATACACCCACATAGTTTTGCCTGTTGGAACAGCAATTCCTGTTCCTGATGGAGTTTTAATAGTGATTGTGTCAGCAGTACCATTATTAACTATATAAGGTTTTTCTATAGCTGGAACTACTAAATTTTGTGCTCCACCTGATGTACCTGTTAAATTAAGTCTTAGATGACGAGCTGATTGTGTTCCGTTTGAATCTGTTAAGGTAAGAGTTGCTGTACCACTTGAAAATGCTACATCAACTGATTCGGCAATAGCTTCTTCTATTGCTGTACCTAAATTAGTATTAGTTGTGGTACCCCAGCTTCCTGATTGTTCTCCAGTACCTATTAATTCTATTTTTAAATTTGAATATGAACTAGCCATTCTTTTCTCCTTTCTCCTTTACGCTCTATTGTACCATCATCTAATTTTTTTGCTTGTATTATCATACGGGTATCTCCGTCCAATTCGGTGTTTGAGAAGTACTTATTGCTGCCCAACTCGGTGTTTGGGAAGTATTTATACTACCCCATATTGGAGTTAAAGAAGAAATAGGCTGTTCAGCAAAAGCGAAAAAACAAAATGGCATATTATTGTCCTAGTGGGTTATCGTTAATAATATCATATACTTTAGCTAATTCTCTTTCCATCCAAGCAGCTAATTCATCTTCCATGTCTTTAGCTTCAATATCAAGTTTTTCTATAGCGTTGTACATCTCTTTAAGAGAATCATTATTAAATTGCACTCGTTCTTCTACTGTAGTTAATCTGTCATTTAATACACCAGTATTGCTACTAGCTACCTTACCTTCCGTAGCCACCAAACGTGTGCTTAGGTCTGACATCCACCATACGAACCCACCTGCTGCTGGAACTACTGATAAGATTATCGTAAGTAGCACTGCTGGTGAAAGCACTAATGTCTTGTTCATATATCATCTCCTGTGTCAAAGACACTGTTTCTTGTATTTTAATTGTTTCAGTTATCATTTGCAAATATGCTTCTGGTAGAATGATTGTAACCATACTTTGCACGCCATTAATTTGAGTTGTATTTTTATTATTTGTATTTTTAATTGAGTTTTTAGTTTTATTGGTTTTACTGGCGGAGGTTTTAGTACCATCTTTGTTACTATTTTTATTTTTTTTAGGTCTATTTTTCTTGACGGTTTTATTTTTAGTACTTGGCTTTTTCTTAACTCCTTTTTTATTGGAGTCGGAGGATTTTGATAACTTGCTGTCATCATTTTTTCCATCTGTTTCTGTACTCTCCTGTTCTGACGTTTCGGCAGTTTCTTCTTCTTGTTCATTTTCGCTCTCCTGAATATCTTCAACATCTTCATTATTAGTATCTTCAGCTTCTGCTAAATCTTCTTCCATAGTATCTTCAGATAATTCTTCTGCAACTTCAATTACCTCGGCTTCTAATTCTTCTGCGACTTCAGCTACTTCGGTTTCTAACTCTACTGGTTCTTCTATTTCTTGAATTTCTTGTATAGGTTCTATCTCAACAGTTTCTGGTAAATCTACAGGCATTTCAATTTCATTAATCGGTTGAATATCAACCATATTAGGTAACTCTATTTCAGGCATATCAACTGTTTCAATGGGAGATATACTTATTTCTATATTTTCTATTTCAGGCATATCAATCATTTCTAGTTCAGGCATCACTTGAATATCTTGAATTAAATCTAAGGTTACTTCGGTAGATAAATCTAAACCCCCTATCATAGTTTCAACTACTACTTCTTCTACTATCGGGGCTATATATTCTTCAATAGTTAAAGTCAAATTAATATTATCTATAAGAGGACCGTACCAATTACTGCTATTACCAGTATCATTCCCTGTTATAGTTAAACTAATATTTAAGTCATTAGTATTAAATGTCCCCTCTACTTCTTCAGTAAAAGAATAAGTAGACCAGCCATCTTCATAGGGAGCTTCGGTTGTATTAGTTATTATTTCGGTAGTATCAGTAGATGATA